CCCGAGTCGGACAACTTTTACGGTTGTCACTGGCTTACGACGGATTCGAGTTACTGAAGCGGCTAGCGAGAGGACACCCAGTATTAGGCAAGATGTTTTATCGCGGACGAGTGACCCGTACGTTTGAAGAATATTGTGAAAAAGGCGGAGTCCGTGTTGCCAACTGCCCTCGAGGGAATTGTGACTGTGATTATGTCATAGAGGGGAGACCGGGAACGGTTGCAGCAGGTTACCGGTATCGAGTGGGACGCATAGAAAATACCATTAAGCTCACGAATGAACAAAGAATGCAAATGGTCATGGAAGACGTAGCAAAAAGATTTACTTTAGCACATGACCAGATAGTTCCAGCAATGGGAGGTACATTAGAAAATATAATTAAATATACGATTGACACGAGCCCTAATATGACTCGGGTTGAGGAGCCATTGCGACATTCTTACGAGCCTTCTCCGGTGCATAACCAGTTACATCCCGAAATTCGTACCTTATTTCGAGAGTTGGATCAATGGTATTTGCGGCGGGTAGGTTTAAATAACATGGACTTGCATAACTTTTATAATATTGAAGTAGATAATCCAGACTACGCGCAAATACCTACGTTAGCACAACTCGCCTTTAACGTGATCAGCCCTTACAAGGTTTCGTTTGGTACGTTTAAGGGGCGGTTACCAGTTCAATCGTCTACCGTGATGATAGAAGAGAAAATGTTAGCGGGAGTTCGTTCGTTTGTGCGGGACCAAGATCCGCCAGAATCTTTAAAACAAATGATAGATCTCATTCCGATGGCTAAAACATATTTGTATTCCATTCAAAAGACAGAGCAATTTTTAGGAAAAGTGCCTCCAGAAATGGACTTAACTTCGGATCTTGAGACTATGCCTTTGCATACCGGGGCGGGAACTAACCCAGGGGAGAAGGAAAAAGTCCAATTAGATGAACATACAATAGTTGAAATAAATCCTAAGGGAAAAAAACGAGAGACCTTGCAGGCGAGTATGGAAGCATTTGCGTCCTTTATAGAAACAGGTATACCTCCACATATCGCATTTAGTACAACCATTAAATATGAGAATAAGTATTTGCTTGCTAAAATTAAAAACGACGTTAAATTTCAAGAAGCTTTGTCTAAAGCACGTTTGTTTGTCATTCCGAATATGGTTTATATTCTTATGGAAAGAGCCATATCTAAAATACGGATGGCTTTGGATAAACGACGTATACGTGTTGGTCAAAAATGGGTGTGGGGCGGCATGTACGAACTGTTTTTAATTTTATGTCCAGATGCCCGGAAGCGTATTTTTGCGGATGGCGATTTTTCGAATTGGGACGTATCCGTCATGCGAATATTAGTGGAGATTTATGAATCGGAAATGATGTCCTATTTTGACAGGTCTAAAGACCCTGATTTGTACGATTTAATGGCCTCTATTGCCCATCATGTAGCCTTGCATACTATAGATCGTCTACAACATCTTTTTTATAATATATGGATCAGAGTGCAAGGGCACGTACCCTCGGGGGCGTATCGTACTTCTCATATGAATTCCTGGATTAATTTATTTCTTCATTGCTGGTTTGTTGTCTTTAAAATAGTACGTATGTCGCCAAAAGACCAAAGATATGCGTGGGAACATATTGAAGAAGCAGTCATATATATTGTTTATGGGGATGATCACGTCCTTTCTATCGTTAATGAAGCCTTTTGGACCACACATTTTTCCTACTCAGAATTCGTCGCTTGGTTAAAGAAAAATTTTCGCATGGAAGTGCGAGACATACACGAGTCGATGCAGTTCGCTACGACTGTTAATACGAACGGTCAGATTCTTTCCCGTGGAATCTGTTTTTTAAAACATTATGCAGTAGAAAATCCAAACAAAAAAGAAGGACAAGCCCCTTATTTGCCATGGCGTCCTACCATGGAGGTTATTCCTAAAGTGGCATGGGGGCGAGAACCAGGGAAAAGAGATTTAGTAGACGTTGCATTGTCGGTGTTGGGCCATGCTTACGGTACTTATGGTTCGAACCGTCTTACTTATGATATGCTTCAATTTTTGTGGCGTCGCTTGGCTTTGCGGTCCTACAATGGTCGCTCATTTTCAATGATAGTTTTATCAGAAGCTTCCCGTCGATGGGACCATAAACGATTTAAGCAGTACGGATTGACCGAGGAGTCTTTTGATGGCCGTTTTCCAACGTGGGAAGAATTGCAAAAAAAAAATATTTACGACGCGAAACAGCACCGTCAAGTTTTTATTATAG